TGAAATAGTTCTAAAAATGCCCAATGTGATAATCCATTAACTAAACAAATAATATCAATAGGATCTTTACTCTTTACACTATCTTCACAAATAGCAATAATTTTGTTTGCTATCTGCCGTTCTGACCATTTATGCCACGGTTCTTCGCTGGATGTTCTACCTCTAACAAATAGTGTAGGCATAGGTGGATTTGCATATCCTTTAGATGGTCGTTCCCTAGACCAATAATAATATGAATCAGGATGGTTTAATATCTCGTTATATATGTTTTCTGTAGTTGTATAAAAACTAATATATCCTGGTTTACCCATAACACGACCATACACTGTATCGCCTATAATTAAGGGTTTGCTGCCGCCTACTGCATATACAATTTGACTTATGTCCATTAAACCGTTAATAATTCTAACAGGAACGTGTAAGCCTCGCATCCAATTGTATTTAGGATCGACTGTTTTATTAGGTAGTAGTATCATTTTTCCTCGAGGGTTTAATGGTGCTATATGTAGCGAATTTAACTGTATCTTTTTGTTTTCTTTTACTGTATGTAGTGTCTATTTTGAACAACTATAGCAGAATAGTGGCATGGATCATACTGCACTATTATCATGCACATAAAGCCAATCAGAGCCATCATAATATGCAGGTTTATAACCCTCATCACTAATAGCAATCATATCACCACCTTGTGCGCCTGTGGGCAATGCAGTAGATGCATATCCTGCTAATTTGAATGGTCTGTATGCGACTACACGTTCTTCTGCTGCTTCTAAGATAGTATTCCTAGTGAAACTGTTTACACCATCATCATATACTTGCAATAGAATTTTATTGCCGTTACTTGTGCCTGATGCATTATATTCACTACCGATAAGTCCAGGATATGCAAAGTCTGTGTTAGTTTGTATTTCAAATCCGATAAAACTACTACGATCACCGTTGGCTAAGTTGGCGTTGATGTTAGAGGCTATGTTTGCTGCATAGTTACCGCTACCTGATCTAACAACTGTAAAGTCATCATATACTGCGCCATTTACTTTAATTTTGTCATTTATGATTACTTGAGCATTGTTTACATTAATTTCACTAGCACCTATTTCTATCTTAGTTTCTACAGTGCCGTTGGTAACTGTTCGTAATAACATTGCAGCATTTTCTGCACCATCAGTAGTGTCATCCATAAGGGTTTCAATAGTAGCATAGTTCTGATAAGAACCTGTATCGCTGTAACCACCAAAATGGAATACACCACTACTATGGCCATTCACACCTGGGTCATTGCTGTTGATAAGATAAAATCTTGGTCCAGTAGACTCATTGTGATAGTGACTTACAAACTCAGTAGTAAATTGTGTTTCATCAAACTCTCCTTCAATGTTTAAACATTGTTTAAAGTTTCCGTTACTGCTATTGAAGATTGTAAAGTTACTGGTTTCGTTGCCTGTGGTATTATCAATTAATTTTGCTCCGATATCAGCATATTCATAACCATTATTGTCAGTAAAAATAAAAGCACCTAAATAATCACCATTTTCAATGCCTGAATTATTATTATTAAAATACAAATATGGAGTGCCGCCGCCGTTGCTAATTTTAACAGTCTGAAGATTAGCCCTTAATTCAGATATTGTAAGATCTACTTTTGTTTCAAGATTACCTGCTTCTGATAATTGGAAGAGTAAACTACCTGTATGTGCATCTTCGGTGTTATCATCTATCAATCCACGTATTTCTGCATATTTGAAACCAGCAATATAAGAAGGATCGTAATTACTATTTTGTCCGTAGAAAGCGAGTGAACCACAGTCAGTGCCGTTTTCTTCTGTGTTGGCCACAAATAACTCGCTGTCACTCGCTTCTCTTGAAATACCAAAGAAACTTGAATTAGAATGTGTAATACTAATATCTTCTCTAATTCTTAATTCATTGCTATTTTTCCATTCCTCATCAGCATCATCATAAACTAATACACTGCCGTTTGAAGGTGTGGTTATTTCTACATCACTTAATGCATTAAGACTGGTAAGTTCGCTGTTTGGCGAATTTTCCCAACGACTTAAACTATCATTATAGACCAGTATGTCACCATTTGCAGCACTAGTGATGAATACATCACTTAAATTACCGATCTGTGTAATGATATCATCTGCATCACTCACATATGTTTGGTTCTGATTTAATATAACTCGTGCCATTTTTGGTCCTTATAATGTATCTGGATCGACTTCGGTATAAACTGCAGCATTGTATTCTTGTGCAATAATTTTAACAGTGCCATCACTACGTAATTGAATGTCTAATACTCGATATAATGTAGGCACTTGATCGGTGATTTGACTATGTTCGAATGTTATAACATCCATTGGTTCTAATGTTTGTTTTACGTGAGGCAATGTTAATTCGATTGTGGTTTGATAACGACTTTGCATCAATAATTCATATGCTAACAATTTTGCTCTATCTGGATCTACTACTAAATCAAAGTTAATATCTTTTTTAAGCAATAAGTTATTGTCATCTGCTTTAAAAGTAGAATTATCGACAGTAATTGCACCTTGTTGGTAGTCATCTTCAATATTAGCAAAAGAAACACGTATGGTATTAAATCTACGAGTCTTATCTCCAAAACTCATGCTCCAACTATCTACAATGTGACTATCAGTAATTGTATCTGTGGAGTTTGCAACTTTGAAAGGAAGCAACTTATAAACACCATTTGAGAAGATTAATGCAGAGTTACATGATGCAAGTATTTTTTGAACGTTATCATACGTATTATCATCTGATGCGAGTGCGCCATTAATTGTATATTTGGCGGCTCCTAAATAAGTATGTGTCAAATTATAATAATCTTTAGCATCCTGGAAACTTGTAATGTCTATGAGACTAGCAGGGAAGCCACGACCATATATTGGATGTGTTAGATAATCATAAAGTATATTTGCAGGGTTAGTGCTGTATGCTTCTGCAGCACCTGTATTGTCCACATCTCTTACTTTACGACCACGAACTAAGAACGTAACAGTTGGCAATCCGCCAAATGCATCTCTATTATACTTCATACGAATATAACTGTAAGCAATACCTCTGCCTCTATGGTTTGAAGTCCATTCACTAGGGAATCTTGCAACTAGATTTGCATCAGCAGTTTCTGTAGTGCTGCCTAAGTGATTAGTAATTTCTAATAATCCAGTATAGTTAATATTATCTTCGCCTGCACTTGTTGCAATGCCGGTCGATACATCCCATACTTCAACATCATTAAAATAAATCTTTTGTATACTTTGGATAGGTCCTTCACAAATTGTATAAACAATATGCAAATATTCGTGACCGGCACCACCTGTTGCGCCTGCACTTCTAACAAATGTTCTTGTAGCACCAACACGGCGTTCGCCATAAACTATTGGAATAGGGTCGTTGTTACTATTTTTGTTAATAAGCATACCGGGATCTGCTTGTTGACGAGACATCATTTTTCTCATCAACAATGATGCACCAACTACGATGACACCTCCGATTAATATTGCAGTAAGTGATGTTGCGAGTAATGAGACGCCAAAGAATCCGGCAACGCCCGCTCCTATGCCCCCTAAAATTGGTAATGCGAATGGCATTTTTTATTCCTTCTTAACTTGGTGGTGCCCACTTAACGTCTTTCAAGACTTCATGAGAGAATTCGAAAAAGCGATCATTTGGATAGTGATATTGCTGGTCATCATCATTAGTTAGTCTTCCTGCGATACGTTCAAAATCGACAAATTGATTTGATGCCACGCCTCCTACAGTAATAGTATCTCCACTATCTTCTAATGCAGCACTTTTAAAGCGTCCTTCAAATATTTTATAAGTTCCTACAACACCTGATGTATCATTCCATAATTGTCTATAAATTCTGACAGTTCTATCGATAAAATCAGTGCTTGCAAAGAAGTTAATGCTGTCTGCTTTTAAACCTGTGAGTGTTATGGTTACTTCAGCAATTTGCATCTGTGTGTTTTCTTGAATTTCACTAAACCCTAAGAAATTACCTAATGCTTCGTAGGTATTTCCACCATATGATACATTCCAAGGACCATTTGTGTAGCGATATGTTGCAGCATCTAATACTATTTCTAATAATTCAAAACTTGTTATATTTTGTTTTGCAACTTCTGTTTGAGTTGCAGCATTCATACCACGATTAGCCATTGTGTCTCCATATCTTTAAATCTGGATGTGATAGATCGACTTGATTTAAAGGAACAGCAATATATCCGCCTTGTTCATCTATACTATGAACACGATTAAATCCAACAATATGACCACATACAAAACCGTGTCTTAGAAATGTTATAATGTCACCATTTTGTGGTGTTTCAGTGTTTGTAAATCCCGCTTCTTGCAATCCTACATCTAAAGGCTTATAATTACGAACAAATGCTAATGCTGAACGGGCATTAAAATACTTCCCACGAACTTCACTAATAATATTTGTTCCTAATAAAAAGTCTACATATTCTACAATGAATGTATTACAATCGTTGTATCCCCATTCGAATTCGCCATGTCTGTGTTGAATTAGAAATAATTCTAAACCATTGGTTGTATATTCTTGTTCTTCTGACATTTTAAATCCTTATATTAAATCTAATGATACTTCGAAACTTACAAACTTACCTGTTGGATGCCAATCGTATTCAACTTCATCTGCAGAAAGCATACAATTTAATCCACTCCATAAACTTGTTGGTTGAATGTCAGTTCTTAACGCAGCAATCGAATTCTTAAGTGGGTGTGTAAATCTAATAATTGCTTCTCCAAAAGCATTGCTACCAAAACTGCCACCTGCAAAACCAACATTGTTGTATGTAAAGTTGTTTCTGTATGTGTGAGTGCTAAAAAATACATCATTTGCCTCACATATAGTTATGTTTGGCGCAAATCCGAAGAAATACACCATGCTATCACCCGCACTATTTGTAGTTGCAGTTCTAACAGTGTTTGTCCATGTTGTTACTGTATCTGGATCGGTTTCAAATACATTGTATCCCATATCAGCGGTTGATGCATAGAACATGAACGGCGCACTTGCACCACGCATTGATTTTATAAATCCGTCAAATACTCGCCAGTTTGCTTTGCTTATATTATTATATTGTAATGTAAGTCTATAACCATATGCACTAGTGCTATTAGTATATCTTGTTAAATCTTGACCATATGTTTTTCTTGTTGGTTGAATAAGTCTCCAATCAATTTTTGCAGGCTTAACTACGTTAGGCCATACCTGGTCAATACTACCAGTAGCATTTAGATCTAGCGGTCCTGGAGCAAAGTTACCTGCTCCGAGTGTAGTGGGATTACGTCCACTCCAATTGCCGTTATTAAAGACACTTACATAACCAAAGTAATTGTCATCATAATCTGATAAACTTCCGCCACTAGTATAAGCAGTATAACCGGTTGTATCAAGTGTAGTTGTTAATGCCGAATTTGTATAAATTTGTGCTTGATTATGTGATATTGATTTTAGATAAATTGCCTTGCCGTTAATTTGAGTCATTCCACTAACACCGGTGATAGTTTTCAGACCGCCGGTTTGTGTAAACACACTATTTGTAAATGTTATTACACCAGGATTTGCTTGTGTAATATTACTAATAGCAAAATTATAACCTGCAAGTGGATCACTATCATAATTGTCTGGTAATATCAAACATTCAGCACCATATAGTGTTGGAAGAGAATTAGTGCCGCCGCCATCCATAAGACCACAGAATTCTGGATCGAAACTAACTCCAGTGACATAGCCATTGCTACCATTATAGACTTGTCCATCACCATTACAAGTAATTGTTACACGTGGATAAAAATCACTGTCATACCACCATTCAGCAACACTGCCATGGTCGATAGGTGTATTACTACTAAAACTGCTTGTATTTTGTTGACCTGATTTTACGAAAAATTGTGCTCTAGCACCTACTTTATATGCACCAAACTGAAAGCCGACTTCATTACCAGCGCCGCTGTAATGATCTTTGTCATAATAGTAATAACGTGCGTTGCTTTGGTCTCTATAAGTTACGCCGACTAATTGATAAGGGCCGTTAGATGGCTGATCAATAACTGCAAACCCATCTCCATTATAAGCGCCAAAGCCCGATGGGTTAACAATATTTGTGCCAGCAGCATTAGTGTAAACATCTAGATAACGACCGTCCACAACTTTTACATAGTAAGTGTTACCATTAAGTGCAGCATATCCACCTGTAAATCCAGAGAAATCAAATTGTCTATCGTATGTATCTGTATATTTTAAACTTGCGTTACCCATACCATGTGTTTGTGTAGAAGCAACAGTTATAGGTAAACCAGTATGTGTAGAACTGTTTCTAATACAACCTAAACGTAATGTTCCATCGGTTGGATTGGTTGTTGCAGTATCAAATCCAAATTTAATTACGTGAAAATATGCATAAAGATTAGGCATATTGTAGACACTGTAATAGTTTGGAAATCCTGATTGACCACTGCCACTTGCTACACCGTAGAATGATCTATTGTAACTAATCATGCTTAATAAATTTTCTGGTGTTCTTGGACTTAGTCCAGACATTCTTGTATTATTTCCAGCATATGCTGTTGCATATGGTATACTTGCGGAATTTCCGCCATTTAAAAATGTATTAGCACGTTCCATCGCACCCAATAGTATCGGGTCGGTCGGATTTATATAATTTGTTCCTGCGTTGTTTGGGTATGTAAAAACGTTACTCATCGATTATCCTAACGGTCCTTGTCTGCCTCTGCTATTATAGGCTTGCTGTATAACACTAGTAATTTGTGAACGATTATTTAGAATAAATTCAGTTCCGCTTCTAGTATCAATCGCATTAATGTTGAAGTTTACTGTGATTGGTTCACCAGTATTTACGCCATCATTTAGTAGGGCGGCTTGTTGACCTTTATTTAGAACAACTTCGCCGGGTGTTAACATTGCAGGAACACTATCGCCTGATGTGCTTAAGCCAGGCACAATACCACCGTTAGCAAATCCAAATATGCCACCTAGCAATGATCCGAAGAAACTAAACAATCCACCGCCGCCGAACAATCCGCCTGCAAATGCACCTGCACCGCCGGAAGCAAATGCACCGAATGCACTGCTTAATCCACTTGTTAAACTTGCAACTAATGGTTTGATGAATGCTTGTTGAATAATTTGATAAAGTATTTCTTCAAATATGCTTGACATAAAGTTCTTAAACGATTCTAATATACCTTCGCCTTGAACAATACCACGTGCAAGTCCTCTAGCAAGACCATCACCTGCACTTGCAAATGCTTCGGTAAGTGTAAGACCCATTGCAATGCTTTGATTCTGAATATTTTCCATACCAGCACCCATGCCTTCCATACCAACACGGAATTGCTCGAGTGTGATTTTACCACTAGTAAAATCACTTTCAAGTCTTTGCATAGCGCCACTTACATTTTTGTTATTAAGTTCGTAATCTTTAATTGCTTTTATAGAACGTTCATATGTGCTGGTAACAGTTTCGATTGCTTCTGCAGCACCACCAGCACTAGCACTTACGGTTTTGAATTCCATACCTAGTGCAATTTGTGTTTGCTTTAGTGCTTCACCAGTAAGTCCTAGTTTTTCGCTATTAGCATTAACATAAGCCAGTGCTTCAGCATTCAATTCTTGTGTTTGTGCATTTTGCTGACCTGTGGTAATAGCATTTGCAAGAACTGTTTCTAATGTTTGAAGATTTGCACCAGCCCCACTAGCAGCATTACCTACATTGGCAATAACTGCAGCATATTGTTGTGCATTTATGCTACCATTTGCAAATGCAGCACTTGCTTCTCGCAATATTGCAGTTAGTTCAGCGACTTTTGCATTATTTGTGCCAATCTGACCATCAACTGTTGCTAATACTGACTGGAATGGTGTTAATGCTGCAGCGGCATTACTTGCTGCATCTGATAATATTCCATATCCTCTTGCATTGCGTAATATTGCATCATCATATAGTGGGAATTCTTCTTGAATAGCAATAATTCTAGCAGTTTCTTCTGCCGCAGTTCTAATTTCAGATGCACGTTGTCTAATAGCGTCAACAGTTGGTTGGGTTGCCGCTAATACACCACTAGGTGTTTGACTAAACGGAGTTATAATTAATAATTCGCCGGCATCGATACTATCTCTAATTTTTTGTGATTCTTCGTCAACGATTCTTTGTATAAAAATACTTCTATCTTTATACATTTGTTCAATTATATTACGTTGTCTCATAACTTGTTGACCAAGATCCTGGAATCCAGGATCAGCCAGTAATTGTTCATCACTAAATTCTAATCTAAGACCAGCAATAAGTCTTTCCATATCTCTTAATTTTTGTTCTTGTTTAATAATTAGATTTGTATCAATTGCATTGCTTAATGCAATATCTGCACTTCTTGCTTCACGTGCAAGTCTATCAATAGTGCCTTCTAATGATTCACCTTCTAATCCTATTTTAAATTCAAAATCTATACCTGGGATAGTGCTTAATAATCTGCTAACTGCTACAACCGCTTGTTGTATCAATACAGCACCTGCCTTAACTCCGTTTACTAAAGCATCAACACTAATTGCTACACCTTCTGCTAGGCTTGCAAATCCATCTAATACAGTAGCCAATGCTCTTTGTAAGCCACCAGGATCTATCAATCCTAATGTGCCGGCTAATGATTTAATACCATTTGCAATACCAGTAAGTGCATCACCTGCTAATTGTCCTAATTGATTAAAGAAACCTTCATTACCATTAATGAATGCTGTTAATTCACGTATAACTTCTTTAAGTGCTGGTGCAAGACCTTCACCAAATGCAGCAAGTGCTGTGTTTATTGATTCACCCAGGTTACTTGTTAATACACTTAAGTTGTTTAAACTTGTTTCAGTTGCTCCGCCAAATCTTTCATTTAGCCCTTCAAGCAATGCATTAACAATTTGAGTTGCGCCTTCTGCAGTTTGACCAAACTTAGAAATCTCTAATCTAGTTAAACCAAGTTTATCTTGTAAGATATCAAATACCGGGATGCCTCTATCAGCAAGTCTGTTAAGGTCTTCTAATCCTAAACCACCTGCAGTAGTTCTGCTCAATAAGTCAGTAATTGCTTGCAATGATCCTACTCTGTCAGTAGTCACACTTGCAGCATCACTAAATGTTCTTAATAATTTTTCTGTAGGAGTAATACCAGATGTTCTTAATTTTATGTATGTTTCAGTTAAATCTTCGACACTGAATGCAGTGTTGGCTGCAAATCTTTGAACAAAAGAAAATGCATCAGCGCCTGCTTTTGCACTTCCTGTAACTGTAGAAAGTGTTGATCTTAAATCTTCAAATCTGCTGGTTACTTCAATTACACTGCCCAATGCACGTGAACCTACTACAGCCGCAATAGCAATACCAACACCACGTAATACTGTGTTAACAGTTTGGCTACGTCTTTCTAACGAAGCCAAACTTTTTTCTATATTTGAGATTGCTCTACTGCTTTGGTCTACAGTTTTAACTATGAGTTCATAGGTGTTTGCCACTTGAAATTCCTTTAGTGTTTTTTATTGGCTTGCTTTTTCGACTCTTCATATTGAATAGTTAAGAAAGCACTCCAACCTCGTATTTCTGTGGCACTAAAATTTGCTACTTCTTCGACACTTTTACCAAGTTCTTGTGCAATTCTAAACAACAACATGGTCTCGGTGTCGCTTCTTAGTTTTTTAACGCCACTTCCTCTAAGTTTTCGCCATCATATGTATTTTCATCATTCATTGCTTGAATAACTCTTAATATAACAGCAGGATCTACGCTACGCATTAGATCATGTTTGTCAACGATTTTAAAAATCGGCTTGCCATTTTCATCTAATGCACGACTGATTAGTGTGTGAACTAAAGCCTCGACTGTCTTACCCGCTTGCTGCAGTTCGATAACTTTTGATTCTTGGTGGAAACTTGTTGCTGGTTTATACCAAACTTGACAATCCCACTCTGGGATATCAACAGGACCTTTTAATCCGCCGCTAATTTTTTCTCTGAAATGCGATTTTGCTTTATCTAATACTGTGCTCATATTTTTCTAAACCTTCTTTTGCTTAATTTTTCGAATGCAGGTCCGGTCATGCCTCTTGGTGCTTGTTTGCTTGACCCTTCGTCTAGAAGTCCTACATATGGAACGTCATTTCTCATAACAGTAGTATCGCCCTTACGTGTTATATCATATTTACCTGTTTTGCGCCAGGCTCTTTTTGCACGACCTTCTCTAACAGGTGTTGTGTTTTTAACTTCTGTGTAAAAGTCGTCAAGAAAATGATTGACGACAGCATTTAAGTCTCTCTGTATATCTGCGCTAGCAGCACGAGCGGATCTAAATTTTGCCATCGTCAATCACTTAAAATTAAGACTTAGTGCCGTAAGTTAAGTTACCTACACCTTGTAGACTGAAACTTGCTTCGATTAAACCATCGTATGAAGCATTAATAGTTCTGCCGATGATTACAGCAGCACCACTAATTTCTTCATCGCCAGTGTCGGCAGTTCCGTATGTTGTGCCTGGTTCGGTATAGAATTTTACGTTAACACTTGATCCAATTGCTGAATCTTGTGCGGTATCGTCCATATCGTATAGAACATCAACAGTTGCAGTCCAGTTCTTGTAAGTTACTTTGAAACTGCGGCTTGTGTCTCCTGCTACAGTATCGTCTAGTGTTTCTGCAGATTCTTCAATGCTGAAGCCACGAAGTTCTCCAACAACACCTGCACCAAATAGGACGAAACCATCTTTACCAAGATAAGTTGCCATTATAGTATTTCCTCATTAGTATCGTCATCCGCTACTTGCGGTGCTTGTTCTGGACCAGGACGAGTTCTAGTCGAACTTGTTCTGGTTATGCGTTTGGGTTGTGCATTTTCTGCATCAACAACTGTGAATCCTCTGCTTAGATTTCTCTCTACTTTGGACTCTGGAACATCAGTGATGTTTCCATTAGGATGTTTCATTAATGCCATCAAGCGGCTCCTCTTTCATAACGATATAATACTTGGTATACAACACGCATGGTTGCATATGGAACTGCTTCACCTGGATCAATAACTTCTACTATTGTTACTTCTCCATCTAATGCATTACCACCTCTTCTGACATCAACTTCTAATGCTTCTTCGATGGCTTCTACTAAACGATTTCTATCTGTGTCTCTTGTATCACTACTGACCAAAATATCCAAATTATAGTTTATGGTTCCAGTTCTTCCTCCACCCATTGTTAACTGTTCACGAGTTTCGTCAGCACTTTCAACAAATACTGCTGGTAGTGCTTGGCGGCTTAATTCGCTGATTATAATCGGTTCACGAGTAACACGACCTAACCTTGGGCTTGTTATAGCCGCCAGTGTAGTAACAATGTTTTTGGCAATTTCTTCACGCTTGCTCATCTTATCAATCTATCCTGCACAAATTCATGCTTTTCACCTTCACTATATGAACCGTCATTGTTACTGTCGTAACGAATTCCGAATCCAAATTCTAGATCAAGTTCTTCAACAAATTTTTCACGATAAAATGGGATTTGCTCACGGAAAGCATCGCCTTCTGGACGGAAGTTACTAAGCATAGGATAAATGTAGTGGCTAAGTGCCCTGTAAACAGCACACTTAGTCCATTGTGTTTCATCCAACTTAGATGCATCCCAACTGGCACCCACTCTGTGTAGTCGATAGATAGTATTTGTCGCATATTCTTGGTCGAACCAGCGAATTTTTATCATTTTTTCAATGTCAGCCTGTGCCTTAGTCAATTGATCGGTAAAGTCACCGATACCATGATTTAAGATATCAGGAACATATTCGACTAGATCAGTGTTTGTAGCGAATGCCATGTTGTTATCCTTTTATATCAATTAAAGAGCAGCGTCGCCGACGATCTTAACGCCCTTAACGTTGTCGATGATACCTGCACCCCATGCAGCACTTGCAACAACTTCGAAACCACGTAGGGATTCATCACGTTGTAGAGCAATGCGGATATCACGCTTTAGAGCCAAGCCTAGTGCGGCTGGGTGGAATAGTGCGCCTACTGCGTCATCGCTACCATCGATGTCGATTGATGCTGATTCGTAGATATCTACGCCAGCGATACGGCCAACGAAATATTCACGAGCAACAGTGTTTGCTACATCTGGAGCAGCGCCGAAAGAACCACCAGCATTCAAGAAACCTGTTTTTAGGTTATATGCTTGGTATGGGTGTAGAACGCAAACTAGACCTTGCATAGGAACGCTTGCAGCACGTAGTTTAGCAGCAGCAGCCATAATGGTTGCAGCAGTTACTTCTGCACCAGCAGAACCAACGCTTGCTGAGAAAGAAGCAAATAGGTCAACAAGTGTTTCGTCCATTGCTTGTGCAAGAGCGGCACCTAGTTGACGACCAACGTCAGCACCAACATCACTTGGTGATGCTTCGATGATGATGTCTTGGACAGTTGCCATGTTACCGTATTCAGCAGCGGTAATATCAACTGCAGTTACGCTTGCAAGGGCGCTATCGTTTGATAGGTCTGCACCTGCGGAAAGTGCGCTAACAGCACTTGCTTTTGGCCATACTGGAATACTTGCAGTTAGACCTGGGGTTCCGACCATGTTGTAAACAGTTACAAGATTGCGGAGCATTGCATTTTCATTGAAGACGTATTGTGCGGCTTGACTGATGTTCTCATAAAGAACGCCAGCACCTACGCCTGTGTCGATTTCGTTTGCCATCTCTTATTTTCCTTTATTAAGATGAATAAAAATTACGGACACGTTTTGGATCCATCATTTGAGCATAGAGTTTACGATGCTCTGGATTTTTCATGTCCAAATCAGATAGTTTCAATTGTTCAGTGCGAACTGGTTGTGCATTTCCACGAGTTCCGGCACCGGCTGGGCCGCCTGCCTTAAAGAATGGTTTTGTATCTAAAAACTCTTGAACAGCACGTTCAACAGTAAGTGGTTCTGCAGTTGATGGATCATAACGAACATTGCCATTATTATCTAACACAACTGGATTACCATTGCTATCTAACTGTATAGAAGTTTTCATTAATGCAGCAACATCTTGTGGACTAACTGCGCCAAACTTGCTTGCAGCATCAAGCACTGCACCATCAATTTTGACACTTGTTAGTTGTGATCGCAAGGTGTTAATTTCACTATCAAATTGTTCTTTTTGTTGTTTCAGAACTTCTTCGAACTTTTGCTTACGAATCAACTCATCTTTCTGAGCCTTATCTTTTTGCATTTTAAGTTCTTTGTATTCTTCAACATCGATGTCAGCAAACTTCTGTTTGGCCATCTTTTCTGCTCTCTTAGCAATAATCATGTTTACTTCTTCTTGTGTAAACAATCTTTCGCTTGCAGTTTGTCCCTGGTTATTTTCAACAGTGTTAGAAGCACTACCAGTTAGTGTTTCATCTGTAACCAATGCATTATTGTCCATTGTGACATTTAACCTCTCTATGAGTAATTTGTAATGTTATTTATAGACGCATTACCGCCTATGATTTTGCACCCTTACTCGGATGCATTATCGTCATCTGAACTATCATTATCTTCTAGTTCATCTGATTCTTCATCGTCGTCTGAACTATCATTATCTTCTAGTTCAATGGCCTCCCATTTAGCGCAAACCCACGCAGGTCTTACAGTTGCGCCACCAAACGCATTACATGCAAGGGTTTCGGGATTGAAATATTCACAGTTTGCACATTGACGAGCCTCACCTGCAGCATTACGATACAGTGGAGGTAAACGTGGATCGATAGGTTCACCATTTTCGTAAGTTCTAACTGGTGGATTCTCGATATTGTCTAGTATTGCAGATAACTTAACTTCATCTGTAACTAATATCTTTGCTATTGATTTTTGAATTTCCATCTTTAGCATATCGTTATTAACTATTTTTGTAGCAATTTCTAACAATGCTAGATCAGATTGTTTATCACGAATATCGAAACTCTTTCCATATTCAATCATAAAGTCTTGACTTGCAGTAAGGTTTTGCCAATTTAACCACAATTCCCAGATCTTATATTCTGCTTCTTGTAATATTTCTGCAAAATCACTTAATCTACTGTTAAGCATTGCCATTTCTGTTTGCAGTGCAACACCTGACATTGCAGATCCAATAGTGCCTCTAATACCACTAACATGAGCCATTTTATCAATGGCATCAATATCCATATTAATTGCTTGTAATATAGAATTAATAGTGCTACCGCTTGGTTGTAATAGGTATGGATTTTTATCTCCTGGTAAATCTTCAGGCATAGTAATAATACTACCTGCACCAGCACTTGCTGAAGTATCAGCAGTTTTTACAAGTGTAGGATGACCACTAACACGAATTGCTTGTTCTAATTCGGATAATCTATTGTATATGGAACGCTGGGTATCAGCAATATCTGCAATCTGACTATTACCGTCATCTGTTAGTAATCTAAATGCTGGAATATAACCTAAAGGATTTATATATTCTTCAGACTTTATAATTTTGCCATATTCAACTATAGAATCGCCAGTATCTTGACCGATACTACCACGTGTTAGAATTTGTCTTTTGTATTGATTTTTTTCAACAGTGTAACGTTCTACTCTATTTTCATACCATACAACTAAATTGTCATAATTTTCGCCACTAAATTCTACTACTTTTAGATAGACTAATTTATTTTTACCAGTAACATCGGGTTTAAATTCCCAATCTAAAACGTTACTAGGAATATATGCATTTGCATACGCACGAATTCCCATTTCTAGTTCTTGTGCTCTTGTAAGTGTTCTATATGCTGGTCTATCTACTAAAACCCACATGCTGCCATACACCATTAATCCGTCATTTAACTTTTTCATAAATGCGTTTAAATCGGTGCCATTAAGATCAACATCAGTTATAAAATTTAAAACGTCAGGTAAATTCATTAAGTTGGCTAAGGTGCGTTTCGGACCATTGCGGAACAAATAACTTCTGTATATGTGAACAATACTTTTAACATGGTTTTGTAATGCTGTATTAGCAAGTCGTTGACCATATTGATCACCTGGTGCGGCATCTTCGTTAAGATACTTACGTAGGTATGCACCTTTTTTGTATTCATCACCGCCTACATATGAACGATAATAATAATCCCAAAGAGGAGCATTTTCGTTATATTCTGGGTGAACTTCTTTAATTTCTTTTTCACTTAGCATCGCAAATCCTTAAAAGTGTCCAAATACACTTGTTGTATCTTGTTTAACAGGACGCTGTATTGGAAGATGATAAACCGTTAAGTATCCCAATGCGTCATTTAAATGGTCAAATCCACTATCCTTATCAGGTTGCCTTGTGTCACCCTTATAAGTGTGTTTTTCAACACATTCTATTAATCGTCTTGCAGTTTTATTTATATAAAGTTTAATCTCACCTTTTGAACTTTTCAGAGCACTATTTACAGCGGCAATTCTATCTTTAACAGGTGGATTCCTTCCAGGCGTCCTAACTTCGAACTTATTTGCTCTTAATATATTATGGTCGCTTGATCCTTTAGTATTTGAATTGCCACCTGAAGCATCAGGGTAAGCAAAATACTTTCTTGAATCTCCGTATTTTTGTCTTATTTCACGACATAGTTCTTCTGTGTTACTACCATATATTTCGATTGCATCAATTACATAAAGTTTTTCATTGCGCTTAATTGCAATTACTGCACTCATAGGATTAACGTTAAAGTCTACTCCTACATGTAACACTTCATTGTTTTGTATCTCTGGTTGTAATTTAGAAATATCAAACAATTGGGATCTATCAAAACTATAATAAATTGCACCAGCATATGTTTCGAATGTTGCCATGTATTCTTGTCTAAATGTTCGTTCATCTAAATCATGTTTGGCAGATTCGATTTCTTCTTCAGGAACATTGCCGCCATCTAATGTAGTATATTGATAACTATTCCAATCATCGAATCCAAGGCTTTGTCCTTGATCCCATAAGTCTTTGGCCCAGTTGCCCATACCTTTTGGTGTGCCGATAAACAATGCATGTCCTTGTCTGTCAGATAACGCTGGACGTATAACTTCTGTCCATGTTTCTTTGGCAATATCTGCAAATTCATCGAAGACAACAAAATCAAGACCAAGACCACGCATACTATCATAATTGTCAGCGGATCTTAATAATATTTGACTATTGTTAATAAGTGTAATTGTTAATTCGCTTTCATTAACTTTTTTAATCCAGCGATGTTTACCAAGTCTATCTTTTAAATCATTCCAGACAGTTTGTTTGCCTTGACGATAACTTGGTGCAATGTAACATATTTTGCGATTCGGGTGTCTCGCAAATCGTGCCATTTCTCTGACACTCATATAAGTTTTACCGAAACGACGACCGCAAATCGCTACTCTAAATCTATGTTCGTCGTCGCATATAGTTCGCTGTGCTGTGCTTAGTGGCATTAAATTTTTTCTAATATAATTTCAAATCCGGCAGAACCTGCATGTAATGAATGATTTAATTGTCCGGGACTGTAACTCATTATCGGCTACGCTTTTTTGGTTTACGCTTTGTCATTTTAGCCATTGATTATATCCTTATCTGCTGCGTTTTTTGGGTTTATACCCACTTGCATATGCTGCTCGTGCAACTGATGCTGCTTGACGTTTAGTTTTAAATGGGCCTTTGCTGCCCCATTTATAACCTTCTTTTGTTTTACGTATTGGCATTATATAAACATCCCTGCTATTGCGGCACCAATAATTAATGCAGCAAGACCCCACATTTTCATATCCATTTCTTTTAATGTTATTTTTAATTCAGAAATGTCTTGTTCAATGTGAAATAAATGATTTGTTTTAATCGTTTCGATATCCGCTTCTATCTTATCCAGCCGCTGTTTTGTCAAGGTGTCACTCCCACTACTACTCTGTCAGAGATATTTATAAGTTGACAACACCCTCATATTTTACTATAATGTAATTGCTTTAGTTATAAAGTAATATGCTGAGCATATTCAACTAAGTGGTGGACTTAGGTCTGCCACTTTTTTTTGTAACATTTCGTTACTAAGAAATGTCAAAAAATTTCTTGTAATCCTATTAGGCATATATTATATTATATGAGTAAGCAATGTTGCTTATTAAAAAGGAGATTACAATGAATATCACTATCGCAACTCTTGCTGCTGTTTTTATAGCACAATATTGCACTGCAGCAAATAGTGCAGTTATTGGTTCGCAAACTGCTAGCGCATATAATAGAAGTGTGTTATCGCAAATGCATCAATGGGATAATCGAATCCAAGATGTAGGTATTGCATTTAATGACACTGTTGTTATTATCGGCAACTGGCCTGCATCTTATCTAGACGAAAATGTTGCAAGAACTGTAGCACATGGTTGGTGTGTAGAATTTGATGATGATATCAATTATGTGCAAATCCATAACCCACATCAAGTAATTCTAGGCACTGCTTATTGCAAATAAAATTTAATCATCAGACCATGGCAGGGTTGCATTGCTATCACTAGTGTTGTAGCCTTGATCGCTCATGCCTAACAGATTCTTAGCAAGGAAGATTTGCACTGCTGGATTAAATCTATCAATAGCATTAACAAACATTGCTTTACGCAATCTAACCTTTGCATTTTCCGTGCCTCTATCATATGCATCACGGACATCTTCACGCCTTTGAACTGTATCCTCATGAACATCCATGATCCAGGACACTTCTTTTATTGTGCAACCTACACTTGCAAGTTTGTAGACTTGTTCTAAATCAATTTGTGCTTTAGGACGGCCTCTACGGCTTTTTAATGGTTCTTTTATTTCCACCTCTGAGTTGGTGTCGTTCTCCGCCTGATTATCGGTCATCAGTATACCCTTTCATTGATTAAAATAGGAGCAATTTGCTCCTATTGTTTTTATGTTAAGTCACTGCTAAAGAAGAACCAGTTCTTATTATCTGGTGATACTAATTGTATATAAGTTACGCCATTACCTGCAGTAAACGAACTAGTGCTAGGAAATGATCCGCCACTTCTTAGTGTAACAGTGTCTGCAAGTGCAGTGCTACTATCTACATTTAGTGAAAAATCTATAGTCCCGCCCGAATAGACATCATTAAGCACAAGCCATACTGTTCTAGGTGCTTTGTATGTTGTTTGTGTGCTGTTGCCTAGTCTTAATGTAAATTGTGATGTATTCATATTCAATTCATAGGCATTGTGAGTTCCAATGTCTAGAAAATGTGTATATGATGATGGACTATCTTCTACTGTTGGATAATCGGTGTTGTCATCATTATAATCACCAAATATACTTCCAAGGACACTATTACCTTCGCTGTCTTTGATATCACCGCCAGTTGGCAATATAAGATCACCATTACCGTTGAATATCCAAGGTTCTCCAATTGATAAATTATGGATCTCAATTGAAGTATCACTAATTAGATGTAAATCATTTGCAAGACTGTTAATTTTGCTAGTAGTGTTCACGCTATCATAATTTATTTTTAATGTGCCATTGTTAAAGTTTGCACTATCATATTGCAATAACAATACTTGATTTTCATCAAATGTAGTAATACCATCATCATAAATTGTAAATTGAATATTATTCAGATTGCCATCCATACCTAAGGTTGATTGTATTTTACCTGTATATCCGTATTGTGGATCACCATCATTGTCAGCAACTACTGCAAATTCAATTAATGTCGGCGAATCGCCATCTGCTAATGCGCCTACTTCTTTGTTATATCTTAATTCTATACCAGTGCCACCATTGACACTGCTTCCAGCAACAATAATTTCACTATATTGTGTAGCACGGTTATCAATGCCTACGGTTGTAGCGCCGCCTGTTAATGTTAAACCAGCAAATTCTACACTATCTGTGGTGTCAAGACCTTGGTCAAACGATCCACCGCCGCCACCGCCTGCTGGTGAATTTGTCCATTCACCTGCGGTGCCGTCCCATGTAAGCACATCACCATCAGATGGAGAAGGCGCATTGACATCAAGTAAATCATTTAAGTCTTCAGGGACTGTTGGTATTGTTGGTGTTCCGCTAAGGTCACTATAAGCACCGCTGGTTGCTACTGTTGCAAGTCCAGTTGTTCCAATTGTAATTGTATTGGCATCAGTTCTTGTTACTGCAATGTTTGTTCCGTTAGCAAATGTAACATCATCGTGCCCTGATCCACTGCCACCCGCAGTTAATCTTAAATTAGCACCTGATGGGCCGCCGGTTACTGCACTAATAGCATAAGTTGTATTTGTATCTGTAACAGTGTTGGCAATTACACCATCTGTTATAGTAATACCTGTTCCTGCACTAAAATGAGCACGGGTTTCAGATGCGCTTGGCCCAGTATAAGTGATTACACCAGTAGTATTGTTATAAGCAAGGCTACCATCACCACCTGCATCAGTTACACTAACAGCGGCTCTTGCACCTGCGTCAGTATATTGGGTAATAGTTGAAGCAATGCTGCCGTTAGTTATACTAATACCAGTTCCAGCAGTAAAATGAGCACGGGTTTCTGATGCGCTTGGGCCTGTGTAGGTAATAACACCAGTTGATGAGTTATAACTTAATGATCCATCACCGCCTGCATCAGTTACACTAATACTGCTTCTTGCACTTGCATCAGTATATTGGGTAATTGTTGTGGCAATTGCACCATTGGTAATTGTAATGCCGGTTGATGCTGAAAATGCATCACGGGCTCTCTGTGTTGTAAAATAAAGATTAGTTGAGCCTTCGGTTACTGCATCAGTTGATCCAGGGCTTGCACTTATTTCTACATAAGCACTACCGCTCCAACGATATGTTTTGTTAGTATCTAATGTAACATATATTTTACCAGTTTCACCACTTACAGGTAATGCTGCTAGGTTTGCTGCTT